AATACATCTCTTATAATACTTCTCACGGTCGGCAAGTCCATTTGCAGGGTCTCTACCATTTACTCTTGCAGATACCTGACGACAAGTTGCTCCTTTATCACACAACTCATTCATCTTATTCACCATCCACCAATATCCAGAAACAGTGAATGGGTAGGTTTGAGAGACATAATCAACACCATTCATTACCTTAGGGTCTTTAATGTAGTTTGCAAATTGTTGATAATTGTATCTTCCAGTTACCTGAATAAATCCAGCACCTTTATACCTAGGACCATCACCATTTTGAGTATTTCCCAGATCCGTTCTTCCTTCATAATCATTTCCAGAAGCAATCTCTTTCATCCAACGACCACCATTACTCTCATGAGAACACTGTGAAATAAAGTGTCTCAATCTTGGTTGAGTTATAATATCAAAAGTTTCCAAACATTTATACAGTTCTATAAGTTCCTGGTCTTTAATTAAACTTTCATTACAATTCCAAATATGAGCAAGTTGTTTTTTTGTAATTAAGGCACCAGTTTGGAATGATGCCTCTTCTACTTTTTTACCGGTTCAAAAATACGACCCCAACCATCATTGTCATTAGGACACCAACGACGAGAAAGATCACTTCTCTTATATACAGCACCTTTACCATTCGTGACTGGACCAGAATAACCATCATTCAAAGATCCGTATGGGTCATTCACAACATAATCTCCCGATGGTGTCTTACCTATTACACACAACATGTGTCCACCAGTAGGAGCAGATAAAGTACCACGATGGAGTATGCCAATAACAACGGGTCTCCCAGCAGACAACTCACGATCAAGGTCAGCAAACCCAAGATTATACCTAAACTCAGACTTAATTCCATAAGAAGCAAGAACTTTGGTCTGAACTGAGTGGTCAGTTGTGTCGCCAACTGCAATAACTTTTTTAAGATATGCATCATCACCCTTTGCTCCAACTAAAGTTCCTGGTTTAAGAAACTCAAGACACATAGCACAAGCAGAGGAATTACAAGTCCTATCTGGTTGAGCATAATTATCGGTTTGTGGGTAGTAAGGAACATTAAGTAGATTATTTAAAGGTTTTGGTGCTTCTACTTTTGTTCTAAAAATCTTTACCCAATTAGTAGTATCCTCCATCAGATCTGGAGATTTACTTACCAAATCTACCTCAAATTGCTCTACTGCAGCAACGTGTTTTGGGTTCTTTGGGTCGTAAAATTGAAAAAAGTTGTGAAGATCTATTCTCATCATTTACTCTCTTATGTGGTAATTTATTTATTATCGGGAATACTCATTAATCTTATCAAGTACCATATTCAGGTATTCATCTGCAAGTGCTTTTGGGTCTGAAGTGTAACCAATATGTTCGTTCTGAAGTTTTTGCTTCAACTTCAGTACCTGATACTCCATTTCATCCCTGGTCAATTGTCCTCTGGGCATATAAAAAATCCTACTCTCCATATTTAGAGAGTAGGATTAATATTATTATTTTTTATTTGAGAGTTTCAATACATTTAATAGTATTGCTGAGATGAATAATCCACAGAATATTGCAATAATATCAGAAGTCAAAACACTCCGGGAAGAATCTGTCCAGTCGTCAAGTAAGTGCCCACGGCAATTACAAATGCACACATCGCAATTCTGCCGTTTAAAATTTCTGCTTCGGGGGTAAATCCAAATTTCATTTTGTTTCTCCTTAGTAAGTGTCTGAAAGTTGATTGATAGAGTGTGCAAGAAGCACAAGAAAGGCAATACTCGTTACAGTAAAAATAAGTTCAGTCATCAGATTACACCAAAGAAGAGGTGTCCTGTGAATGCATAAGAGACAACTGCAGCAACAAATCCTAACATAGCAAATCTTGAATTTGCTTTTTCTGCCCTTTCAGCATAAGTCTCAAGTGCATAACGCTCTGCATCAGTTGGAGACACATACATTTCAGGTTCCTTTGCGAACAGGTTTTGTTGCCCGTGCTCATTAGTCGTAACGGTCATCGTAGTTGTATTAAGAACTATTAAGAGTATATAGGAAATCAAAAGAAAAGTCAAGGTCTCCACTGACTTAATTTGTTAGGTTTTACTGACCAATCCGCTTTACAGCAATCCTTGATTTGTTAAGAATACTACCAGCAAGAGGAACATAACCCAAGTCATCAGCAAGCAATTGTGCCTTAGAACTCAGAGCATAATTGAGTGCCTGTTGAATATCACTTGCTTTCCTAGCACCATTTCCAGTCTTATAGGCAAGAACCCAAGTCAGAGTGGAAATAGGATAAGCGCCAGAGGCAGAAGGATTGGGATTTTCTCCAGCAAGGTTACCATCAAGAGTAATACTATTCAAAGCAATAGCACCAGATTTAGCGGTAGGAAGAACAAATTGCCCTGCCTTATTTTGAACTGCTGCTGCCTGAAGTTTATTTGCTTTTACAAATCCAGTATTTACATAACCAATAGAACCAGGTGTGGTCTTAACAGTACCAGAAACACCTTCGTTACCTTTACCACCAATACCAACAGGCCACTTAACAGACTTACCTTCACCAACTTTACTCTTCCATTCAGGAGAGAATGCAGAAAGTGAGTTAGTAAATGCAAAGGTGGTTCCAGAACCATCAGAACGGTGTGCAACACGAACTGGACCAGCAGCACAACCAAGTTGCTTCCAATCCTTAATAGTTCCTAGGAAAATGTCTGCAACCTGCTTCTGAGTGAGTTTCAGAGTACATCCAGGTTTGTTATAGGCAACGGCAATCGTTCCACCTACCATAGGAATTTGGACGACACCACGCTTTACTTTACTTGCCTCTTTTGACGAGATAGGTTCATCAGTTGCACCGAAATCGACAGTTCCTGCGACATACTGACGGACACCAGCCCCACTCCCGACACTTTGGTAATTCACACGATTACCAGTTGCAGTAGCATAATCTTGGAACCAGCGTTGATAAATGGGTGCAGGGAAGGTAGCACCTGCTCCATTCAGGGTTGGTCCAGCAATTGCAGCAACAGGAGCAGCAACCAGACCAACAGCAATAAGATTTTTGAGTTTCATAAAAAGTGAATAACTACAGAGTAATTGTAATGTAAGAAAGAACTAAAGTCCACTAAGATTTGGTTAAGACAAAAAAAGCACCCAAAGAATGGGTGCTTCTACTCATATTATGAGTTGTTTATCAGAAGGTGAACTTGGTTTGGATTACACCACCCCACTTGCTGCTATCCTGATAACGTTGATTCCTATCAACATAAAATAGTGCAGGAGTAATGCTGATGTTATCGGTGACTTGGAACTTATAGAAGAACTCAAGCATCGTAGCATCACTTACACCAGCAGTTTCTGCAGAAGGTGCTTGTCCGACGGCAATACCAGCGGCATTACCAGCAACAAAAGCATCATTCCACTGAAGACCAACGAACCACGAATCAGAGTCCGTAGCATCGGTAGCACCAGTAGCACCACTCACACCATTATAACTATAACCAGCACTGACGGAAGGAACCCAACCAGATTGAGCAGGTTGCCAGTAAGCATTCACAGCAACACTGTTAGACTCTTGACCATCTACAAGAGCACCAGAGGCACCCAGGAGACCGTTGTAAGTGCGAGGACGGGTGCCTTCAGAACCATAACGATAACCAACCGCAACTCCCCACTGAGGAGCACGATAACCGACCTGAGCAAGGAAGTTCAGGGCACCATCAGAATCAAATACACCAGTTTCACTATCATCACCGTTTTGGGCAACATAGTTTAGACCAGCAACGATTCCGTTTTTACCGACATACTGAGCACCGACACCAGCACCAGTTGCCTTGTTATAGACACCAGGAGCACCAGCAACGGCAAAGAAGTCAAGGATTTCCGACTTATAAGCAGAAGGAACCCAAGCCATCTCAGTGTTACGAACCAGAGGACCAGCAGTAAGAGTTACACTCTTACTTACGGGGAACTGATAGTAAAGACGGTCAATATTTACAGAGTTATCTGTAGATTCTGCTTTATCAAGTTTGAACAAAGAAGAACTAGAACCAAAAGGATCACTACTGAAGTTACCAGAACGAAGACGAGTACGAAGCAAATCCTTACCCGTGAATGAAGTATCAAAGTTCAGACGGAGATCATAGTTAAATGTGGTGTTGCCAACGTTTCCACCATCATTTGTTTCTAGACCAGGAACTCCACCAAGAACGAAGGTTGCTTCACCTTTGAGTTTGGTTGTGGTTGAGAATTGAGTTGCCTCAAGTTGTCCAACCTTTGCATCAAGACCATCTACACGAGCAGTAAGAACAGAAAGTTCTGTCTTGAATTCAGCAAGAAGACGCTGAAGTTCATCTGTAGTTTCAGTCACACGATCCAGGCAAGCATTCAGCAGTGCTGCTGCTTCATATCGGGTCATTGCCTGACCACCAACGAAGGTGCCGTTAGGATATCCAGCAACACAACCATAACGTTGGACTAGATTTTCCAGTGCCTGATATGCCCAATCCGTAGGACGGACATCAGAGAATTGAGTAATACTTGTGACCTGTTGAGCAGAGGCATACTTATTGACATCCTCAGTATTGAGTTCTGCAGCATTCACCGCAGGAGCAATAAGTCCCAGAGCAACAGGGACGAGCATTAGTTTTTTAAGAAAATTCATAAATGTGTTTTAAATTAAACGACAAGTGTTAAGAAATCCTACAAGGACTTCAAGAACGTATTTATCATAGAGTAGTACTTGGTATTTGTCAAGCACTTTTTTGAGACGGTTCGGTTATCCTACCCAAATAAGGATTATAATCTGTAATATTTTCTATTGTGAACTGACTTCCTTGAGTTTCCCAAAAGTTTAATATTGCAGTATAACTATTCTTATGAAAAATATCTACGTGCTCCGGATGTATACTTGAACCCAACTGAATCTTATATAAGAGCAACGGAGTAGCATAAGTACATCCAGAGTTATAAATTAAATCATCAGCAACTGCTCTTGGTTTAACTCCATTATCAAGTTTGTACTTATCACCACGAATGTGATTATTAATCAATTTTTGAGCATGATGACGAGTAATTACATAACACGCAGTAGAAAAATCATTCACAAATCGATTGTGAATAGGAACTACAATATCACCCGTACAAATAATTGCAAGTTGAATTACATCCCATGCATAAGGAACCCTTGCAATAAAATCTTGCCAGGCAAAGTTCCAGTATTTAGCAACACCCAGATCACAATCATCCTCCATAATAATTGCATAAGGACTATCAGAAGTTTCCATCCAATGTCTAATTGCCTTCAAATGAGAAGTAGTACATCCAATCTCACCTGAAGACATTGCATCAGGATATTTGCCTTTAATAATATCACTCAAATCATCTTCACGACCATCATAAGCAGAGATACGAGTATAGTTTTCTATCTCCCAATACTTAAATTGTTCCTCCATATATTCTTTTCTTTCAGGTTGCCCATCTAGATTAAGATAATATACTGGTCCAAAGTTTTTAAGTTTATATGCTGATTTATTTCGGTCTCTAATGATATTCATTGACAATCTTTTCTATATTTGGTAGGTAATGCCTTTTAAGTATTGTACACCATTCAAACTCTTTTGCATAGTCCAAAATTTCTTGTCGGTGTTCAATAGAATACTCTCTATTCTTTACAATTATTTCTTCTACAAATGAGATATCTTCAATTTTATCTTCAGGAACTACAGAAATAAATTCTTTATCGAGATCAAGATTAGCAGTTGCCCATTCACTTACAACTACACCAACCCCAGCAGCAAATGCTTCCATACAAACTAAAGGATGTGCTTCTCCGTCAGAAAGGAGAACTAAATTTCCATAGTCAGTTAAATTTTGATAGAGTACTTCTTTCTCCCATTCACCCAAATAATTTTTAGATTGATCAAATCTTTGCTCAGCAATATTTCCTGCATAATACAAAGAATCAATTTGTTGAAATAAAAACTGACGTTTTCTAGGATCTACTTTTGCAAGATAGATTGATCTACCAGGAAACTCAGGATTCTCAGAGAATCTAAAATTTTCCATCATCACACCATTTGGATTTAAATAAAGTTTATCTTTTGAAATATCCGCAAGTGTATTGTAAACATTATTGATACCATCAGATAAACCAAAAACATTTGGTTTAATATTAGTAAACTGATCAAACACTCTTTGCTTATATCCACCCATTAATTCTGGACGTTCAATATATGCAAAGTGTGTTGTAACTGCACAAGGATATTGGATATAAGAATATAATCCAATCCAATCGTCATAATTAATATGAACAAAATCTGGACGAAACTGATTAATCATATTGATAATCTGATAAGGATCACCAACATTTACAATCTGAACTTCATGCCCAAGTTTATTCAAGGATAATTTCATGTCCCAAATTAGTGATTCAACAGCACCCCAACCTTTTGGGGGAATTGGTAGTGCTGGTCCAATGATCGATATTCTCATTTTAGAATTTTAACAATGTCCTTTTCATATTGATTGACAATATTTTCCCATGAGAAATTCTTTACACCATAATCACGAATTTCTTCACGCATACCAATAGAAACTTCTCTATTTTCTTTGATAACATTTTTTACATACTCAAGATCATTCAATTTATCGTCAGGGATGGTGGTAATGAAAGGAAGAGACGTGTCAAGATCATATGCAGCATACTTTGAACATACAATACCAATACCAGAAACAAGTGCTTCTTTGATTACCAGTGGTGTTCCATTTTCACCATCAGAAAGCAACATCAAGTTTGCATACTTGGTTACATTCTCATGCTTTTCTTCAGTTGTCCATTCACCAATATAACTCTTATGAAGTCGATCAAACGTGGTGGTTGGAGAATAACGTCCAACAAACTCAATACTATCAATCGATTGATAAATCCATTGACGCTTCCTCACTTCAATCTTTGCCATGTATAAAGTTTTATCTGGTTTCTCACATTCAGAATTAAACCTAAAGTTCTTGTGTTGAGCACCAAGACCTAAACGAAGAAGTTTGGAAGTATCTCCACCACCATTCCTATAAGTTTCAAGATCTTTATCAGAGAGGCAGAAGTTATAATGATCTTTCTGATTTATCAACCAATTGTAAGTATTAGTATATCCATCCCTTTGATGAAATTCAAACTGATCAACATAAGGATATGCGCTACTAATCGCAGTTACAGATCTTGGAGACACTTGATTGATTGCATCCATTACTGGATGAAAGACATCATAGAAAAGGTGGATAAAGTCAAAGTCATTTTCCTTAACTGTCTTTACAATTTCATTTAGGTCAGGAACATTAATAATCATTCCTTCATGACCCTTCTCACCAAGTTCACAAGCAATCTCCCAAATTAAAGACTCAACAGCACCCCATCCATCAGGAGGAATGGGCATAATACCAGGTCCAATAAATCCAATTTTCATTAGTACAATTCCTTATAAGCATGAACAAGAGTAAAATCACTTTCACGGAAGTTTGGCGTCTTCCATACTTCAGTGAGATTGGTATTGATTGAATAGTGTTTACCAATTGCAAAATATGCAATTTGCATATAAAGATCTAACCAACCAAATCGATAATCCATATTTGTGAGAATATTCTCAAAGTCAAAATCAATGAAATCATAGATTCTATGATAATTGTTTAAGAAGGTTTCAATATTATAAATGCTACCCCCACCTGCTCCATACCAATCTACATTTGGATCTGCACCATACTTATTACGAATGAAATCCAAAAGTGCTGGTGCAATTATATTTCCAGGAACTTCGAATCCAGCGCATTCCCAAATAGGGTTAATCTTTACTTCACCCTGAGTAAGAACATCATCCTCCATCATAATCATATGAGTTCCACCATTTTCTCTCACATGTCTAGCAGCTTCTCTAAACATATGAATCCAATGCAAACTTTCATCTTTAGTAAATCCATAGACTCCTGATGGATGCCCAGAATTTCTACGGCCTATTCTCATATAAGAATGGACGTAGTTAACATTATATTTCTCACATAGATCAGAATAATCTACTCCACCATCACAACAAATAGTGTATGGTGCCTCGGGATGATATTTTCTAAATTCTTGTAATACAAACTCAGTTGCTTTTTTGTTTTCATATACTGTATGAAAACATCCAAATTTTGCGGTCATGATTCTTTAAGATAGTGTGGGTGAATGTCGTCACGATATAACCAGAACCAATGTGGTTCTCCTGGAGGAGTAGGTTGCACATCTGGCACCATATCCTTAAAGTCGTAACTAAATGGAGGATTATAAAAACTGAATACAGATGGATCTTTCATACCTACCCACTTCTCAAAATTCATTCTTTCAATAGGTCCAAAGTCCTCGTTCTCACGAACGAATGCTTTTTTAGTTGGATGTTGAAGAGTTGAAATATAATCTGCTCTTGCCCACCAAAAATTACCACTCATATGTGGCCATGGATCTAAACAGTAATTAACTCCTGTAACCTGATAGTTATCTAACCTCTCAAGGTTTTCTTTCCATTTATCAATACAACCCCATTCCATGAGGTGTCTCCAACTATTTATTGCTCGTACTCGACGATCAGAATATACATCCCTCACACCACAGAAATGACTGATACCTTTTGTGTGAAAGTACATTACTTTATGAGCACGTTCATTCACACAATCTTCATAGAGATGTTTAAGAGTAAATCCTTCATACTCTTCATCACTATCTCTACAATCTACAATATTAATCCAATCATAGATGGAAACAAACTCTTTAATTCTAGATGCTTGTGCTCCATTAATAGCACACTTTACAGTTGCTATTTCAGTAAGTCCAGAACGATATAATCTTTTAATTTGTTCATCAACCATAATCTTCCACAGATCAGTATCTGCAGGAGACCAGATGTGATAGTAAACATTTACTCTCATAAAATTACCATTGATTGTTATCTAATGCTTTATTGTCTTTTGCAAGATGAACCATTTTCTTGGAGAAATTGCAATATTGTTCAAACATTTCCGGAAAAGCATAATCAGGAGCAAGTGTTTGTGTATCGTCACGATGAGTTAGAAACCACTTGTTCATATAACTTTCTTCATAGAATCTTGCTTGAATGTTTTTAGCAATATCTTCTTTTGTCCATTCATCTATTTTACGAATCATATCAAAAATATAAGGAACTTTTCCTCCCCATAAACATCCCTGATAATACACGGACATGTCCATAATACTATCATCAATGTAAGCATTTGACAATGGATTTACATCATATGATCCTGGAAGTTGATTGTGTGGTTGTAACCCGACTTTATGACAGGGATGATGAACACCAATATATTTTTTAGTGTCATCAAAAAAATCAGGATATTTAATTTCTTCCCATGCATAAAGATCTGCATCAACAGATATCAACCAATCACAATCAGAAACTTTATCTTCAAGTTTCATCATCTCTTCAAATGTTTTATTATAAGTTGTAGGAAATCCATAGTGAGGAATTTCCATCTTTATAACATTATCAGGAGATCCTTCAAGATCACCATCAGTAAAAATAAAATACCTTTTCTCTATTTCAGGAATAAAATATTTTTCTAACCTTTCGTACCATTGTGGAAGGAACTCAATATAGTTTTGTGTTCCCCAAAAAGTGACTGCGATTTTCATTTTAAAATATGATTTGGTTGCCAATCAAAAGTTTTTCTAACCTTGGAAGTTTCAATATGCAAATATGTCTTTTCTGCTTTTTGATTAATTCTAAGATTTAAAGATCCACGTTTCGACAGTATATCTATTATATCACAAATACAAATACTTTGTCTTCCAACTAGAAACAATTCATTCTGTTTTTTTGTATCAGCATTAATGACCTTGATAAGAAGATTCACAAAATCATCAATATGAACTAAATCAATTTTGGTTTTAAGATTAGCAAAGATTTCAATTACTTGATCAGTATTCAAAGAATTTGTAAGCTTATCAACTAAACCATTAACTCTATTACTATTAACATCCGCACCCCAAATATTAGAAATTCTAAGTACTACTGTTTTACATGAAAGTTCTTTTAATATATTCTCCACATGAAGTTTACACTCTCCATATAAGGAATGTGGTGATGGTTCATGTTCTTCACAAACAGTTCTCTCATAACCAAGATGCAAATCTCCTGCTGAAGAAATGAATATGATTTTTCCATTTGGATTTTTCTTTACATAATAATCAAATAAAGTTTTACTATTGATTACATCATTTTTGATAACTTTTTCAAATTCATCATAGGTATTTCTAGTTGTAGAAGACCATGCAAGATGAATCAAACAAGAGTTCTCATGAGATTGAAAAACATCTGAAACTTCATCTCGATAGGAGATTGTGGTAACTTCTCCATTATATATTTTTAAAAATCTTGATCCGATTAATCCGTTAGCACCCGTGATATAGATCATTTAATGATAACCCATCCTTCCGGAATTATATCAGACGTGTCCAAATGTCCATTATTTGGACCAAACCATTTTTTTGGATCAGGGGAACAAACTATTTTATTGATACTTTTGGATAACCATGCACCCCACCAAGAGAAAGTAGAGTTGGCAATGATAAAATCAGTACATAAACTCATTAAACAAAGATCAGTATAACTATCATTTCCCTCTGAAACTAAGAAGCGATCTTCTTCAAACAAACTCTGCTCCTTACACCATTCAGGATCATCAGAAAAGATAATTACAGTTCTATCACCATCAAATTTTTCTAAAGCAGATGCATAATAATCAAGACCAAGATTATTATGGTTTGCAGAGTTAATTAGAAAGTCACCCCGACGAATATGAAGTGCAATAGGTCTATCAACTTCACTCATTCTATGCTTACAAAGAAGGGAGATTTCATTTTTAAAAGTGAAGTCCTGACGAATTTCATCTTCAATATTTTTGAAATATTTTTCAGTTTGAAAATATCCTTGAAGATTTACCCAATCAGGACACTCATTAAAAATATTTTCATTAAAACCAAATCCTTCTTCGTCAATAGTTGGACGATCCTGGTCAATGGTTTGAATATTGAGTTGAGTAACATTTGACATTACAAAAGGATCGAATAATTCAATCCTCAATTTATTACCTAGTCCATCAGAAACTACTTCATTATGGTATGGGATACAAAAATTATATCCACGATTCTTTGCAATTCCACAAAGAGATGCATACTGAAACATTTGATTTCCCAGTTGACCCATTTTACCAAGATAATTAAAACCTATCATTAATCTCTAACCTTTTCTACAATTTTAAGAATACCTCTACAACGATTCAGATATGTATGATCTCTCTTTATAATTTCCATTTGATGAAGGATGAGTTCTTTATTGTTTTGATTTTCCACACCAAGATCAAAAATTTCCTGAGCATTCTCTGAAGTAAGAATGCTATCATCAATAAAATTCTTTAGATATGGTGCATCAGAAACTGCAAGACATCCATAGCTAATTGCTTTTAGAACTCTACATGGAAGATACCAATTACCTTTTTGTTCTTGTGGTCTAAAGTCAGGAACAAACATTGATTTCTGCAGAATACCTACATGATCTTCATCTGTTGCAGGATTTACATTTGGATCATAATGGTTAAATGAAATACCTTTGTTTTTTACAATCTCAATAAATTGTTGATGAAGTGGTTCTGCATTTGGTCTAGGAGCATGAATAGTTCCTACGAAATTATATTCATTATTGCGTTCTTTGTTTACCCAATCTAAATCAATTTCTTCGGGCATTAAATTTGTTGCCCAACTAAAGTAAACAACATTATAAGGTTCTGGTGCTTGAGTATCAAAAGTTACACCCTTTTCGATCTCAACATAACGATCATCATCTGGAATAGGTTTCTTAAACTCTGCGACTCGATAATTTACCAAGCATCTAACTTTATCAAGGTACTTGTTAACATTGGTAAATTTATCATATGCGAAATAAATTCCAGTATTAACAATAGGTACATTATGATCAAGAGGACCTTGATTATCCACAAAGAAAATGCAATTTGAATAGTCAAACTCAGATTGTGAAGGAAAAGATTGATCACTAAACCAATGAACTTCGCATCCTAATCTTTCAAATGCTTTCTTCATTCCAGCATAAATGTAAGAAAAGGTTTGGTTTGGTTTATTCTCTACCCAAAATACAATCTTATTTTTCACTTCGTTGCCTCCAGATCACTATCACACATTTCTTTAACAAGATCAGCAAAAGAATACTTAGGTTTCCATCCAATCTTTTCTTTGGTATATGTAGAATCTCCAACAAGAGAATCAACTTCTGCAGGACGATAAAACTCAGGATTAACCTTCACTAAAATTTCACCAGTTCCTTTGATAGTTGCGACTTCTTTTACACCTTTACCAGACCATTCAATATCAAATCCAAAATGCTTACATGCAATGTCTATAAACTCGCGAACAGAGTGCTGCTCACCCATAGCAACAACATAATCATCTGGTTGTTCATTCTGAAGCATTAACCACATTGCTTCCACATAATCTTTTGCATGTCCCCAATCACGTTTTGCATCCATGTTACCTAATTCAAGTGAAGCAGTGCGTTTGCCATTTTTAATTTCAGCAAGAGTTTTGGTAATCTTTCGTGTTACAAAGGTTTCACCGCGACGAGGACTTTCATGATTAAAGAGGATACCACTACATCCAAACAAACCATATGCTTCACGATAATTCTTAGTGATCCAATGAGCATAAAGTTTTGCTACTCCATACGGAGAACGTGGATGAAATTTAGTATCTTCTCTCTGAGGAATTGCTTGAACAAGTCCATACATTTCTGATGTACTTGCTTGATAAAACTTAGTCGTATTAATCAATCCAAGAATTCTAATTGCTTCAAGAATGCGACATACACCTAGAGCATCCACGTCAGCAGTGTAGAGTGCATTTGAGAAGGACACTTTTACATGACTTTGTGCCGCAAGATTATAAATTTCATCGGGACGTGTTTCTTGAATGATAGAGGTGATGTTAGAAAAATCTGTTAAATCCCCATAATGCAAAGTGATATTAGGATTACCTAAAAGGTAATTAATTCTATCCGTGCAATCTGAAGTTGAATTTCTTCGAATAATACCATGTACTTCATATCCTTTGCTTAGAAGAAGATCTGCAAGATAAGATCCATCTTGACCAGTAATGCCAGTAATAAGTGCTTTTTTCATATTAATAATGAACTTGATAGTCTACAGGATTTGTTTTAATTTTATTGTTTGCAATATGATGTTTCAGAAGGAGTTCATTACACCAATATCCATCAATCTCATTTGATTGTCTAATGAGTTGTCCTATTTGATTATAGACACCACAGAATACATTCATTGTATTTGTTGAACCCATACCAAACCAATCACTAATCATACCATCAGGTTGGTACAGATCTTGATATATTAATGTATCATCATTTACAGATACCTCATCCAATTTTAACACTACATGAGGTGAGTAGTCAATTCTGTTTCTAATTACTAAATTATATTCAGTACCAGTTTCTACCGAATACTGCTCTTTCAAAAGGTTAGCAATCATGATACTATAGAACATACTATTCGTAGTATCGCAAATGTAATCTTTTGCTACTTCTAGTCCCGAAGGAACTTCAAGTGCCCATGTATGTGAATGAGTGAATACCTTATCAGGAAATTGATATCGCCTAATCCACTTCTTAGGTTTCTCAACCATTATTCTTTTTGGTTGGAAATAATGAACCAGTTTATCAATTGCTTGAGGATCTAACCTATGTGCTTCTCTTCCGGGTATAACTGAATTGGTGCTTAGATTTTCTGGATCAAACCAAGTATGAATGAATACATCAACATCGTTATGTTGAAGAATTGTTTGATTTAATTTATGAAAACCAACATCAACAACTCTAGGTTGTCCAGATAAACATAATGCTATTTTCATATCATTTTACCAACATAGTCACTACAAATAGCAAAGGACTTTTTATTATATGCTATTTTATCATTATTTTGAGTATTTTGCAAGTCGAATACTTCTGGCATTACAATAACAGAATTTGAACAATAAGATTGTCCGGGATAAGTCCAAATATAACCTTTACTAGTCAAAGTATACTTATCGTTTTCATGCCAAAAAAAGTTAAAATCTATTGGACTATTAGAAAAAATATTCAAAGATTTAAAATCTTTACAATGAATCCAAAGTTTATCTTTTCTTTTAACTAACCAAGTCATAGGAACATAATATTGTGGTTCATCATGTCCCAAATAAAACTGATGATCTTCGCATCTTACATCAATCTCAACATCATATCCACCTGCAATTGCTGCTTCAATGTATTCTAGTTTATTCTCCTCTAGAGGATTAGGTCCTACAATATTACCTCTATGTGCTATCAGTTTCATGCGATATACTTATCCGAAGGAATAGATGGCCATCTCACTACTATAAGATCGACATCACTCAAGAACTCAACATCAGAAACTTCATTTGGTTCATAGATCCACATATCACCCGTTTTCAAATGCTTTTTAGATACTATTAGTTCACCCTTTACAATGTAATTAAGTTCATTAGTGATTGCATGGTAATGAGGAAAAGTTTGTTGACCTTCTGTATGAGAATGATGTGCAACTTCAAAGAAAGGATTCTTGAAGATTGATGGATTAAAATCACCCACAAACCATCCCGCTTTAAAGTCGTTAATATTTGCTTGTTTCATTGCAACTCCTGAATACGAACCTGATGACGACCACCATCAAAACTATGTGTTGAACAGATTTCTAGATACTTATCCAATTTCTCAATGGTGTAGTCCTTCGCAGGAATTGCAAAGAAGTTTGCACAATTATGACGAATGGCCATTTCCATAGAGAAGTCATCATAGATAAGTGCTGAACGAATACCTTTATATTTGTTTGCACAAATATTCACACCTTGACCAGTTCTACAGAAACCAAATCCATAATCACAATCACGTTCAGCAATTGCTTTAACTGCTTGTGCAATGTAATCACTATAATCACAATCTTTATTCAGAATAGTTCCAAAGTCAATATACTCAAGATTATGCTTTTCAAGAATATGTTTAAACTCTTCTTTTGCTTCAAATCCAGAATGATCTGAGCAAATAGCAATTGGTTTATCACCAACCTTACGAATAACATTTTCTTTATAAAAATGAAACTCATCAGGAGTTCCAAATACATGCATCTTATCTACGTCTGAGGTAACAATTTTTTTACCATCGTCAATAAAAAGATTATACAAAGGTGCGATATAAAATTCATTCTTTGTTCGAATATCTTTAGCAATCATTTCCTTTGCATACTTGCAAAAGTCAGAACCTTTTTTGAATCCATAGATTCCAACACAAGCATTAGAACTAATTGCTTTCTTCTCAGCAGTTCTTTTTACATACCTATCTTGATCAACATCAGCATAACTATAATTTGCAGAGTTTGATTTGAATGTTAAAAGGAGTCCATCTGCATCCAAATCATTCATGGTATGTGGATCAAATACTGGACGGAATTCAATATCTAGAGTATGAATTACAAGAGGTGCATCATTATCAATATATTCTTCTGCATACAGACAACTGCTCACAGATCCATCAGTAAGTTTATCAAGAATCACAATCTTGATGTCATCACCAAACTTTTTCTTTAGGAGTTCATCAATATGAAAATTATAGACAGTTTCATCTCTAACCACAAAGATTAGATTGCAATCTTCATAGTTTAAACAGTCAAGTGAAATATCAATTAAATGTTTGTCTTTAATATTGATTAACTGTTTTGGTACTTTAAACCCTTCTTTAATGAATCTACTACCAAGTCCCGCCATCGGAACAAGAACATTTGGTTTCATATTGAATTCCTAATAATTTCAGTCGTTTTTAAATGAGCAAATTCAATCCAGTTATGGATGTCTCCCACATTCCTTAGTAATTTATATAAGAAGCAAGAAGCGAATGTATCGCCAGCACCAAGAACGTTCACTCCCTTTAGTATAAATTCTTCTGGTAGTTTATAGAAAAACTCATTCTCTCCATTTGATACAACACTTCCTGACGAACTATGAAGTACTACATATCCTTTTGTTGCGTTCACATAATCAGATAAATCCCCATCAATATCTTCATCAGAAATGAAGAGATAATCAACATGCTTAAGTAAATCTTTATTCAATGATTTTCCAGGACATATATCTGCAGTGATAGTACCATCCAGAGCAGGAATAAAATCATGAATAGACATTTCATTGAGATAAATGAGATGGTGAACTTTTGATTCGAAGATTTTTACTTTGTGTTGCACAAGATTCAAGTTTGTCTTTGAATATCTTTGCGCTGCTGGTTTATCAATATAAACAAGTGCTTGACCAACATCAATTGGAGAAAGTCCAATATTTAATGTTGAATCAATCTCAAGTAAAGATCTCCAAACATTTGCCATTGATCCTAAACTTTTCTTTTCAGAATTACCGTCAAGAATCGTATCAATAGTCAGATGCCCATAAAGCGAAATGTCTTTCATCAAAACTTTTCCTTCAGGTCAAGTTCATAAATTTTAGTCATTACTTCATCATAAGGAACAATAGGAATTAGTCCATCAATTTCCAATTTATCAAATAATTGCATAATGACATTTTCACCTGCTTTACAGTAAAGTGTATTTGCATTCTGTTTTACAATTATTGGAGAATCCAGAAGACAGTAAGGATGTCCTACTGATTTCATAATATTAACATCAAAAAGATCATCTCCAAGATAAAGAACTTCTTCTGCAAGACAATTGTAATCGTCAAGAACTTCTGTAAGATAATTTACTTTATCTTTATGAAATCCTTCGCCACGATTCACTACAACAGGAAGATTTCTATTCTTAAGAATGATCTCATTATAAGGATCACCAGTTATAAAAACAACTGGAATTCCAATAGCACGAAATCTTTTAATTGCAGTCCAATCCTTATCACAGAAAAGTTTAAGAACTACTTTCCCATCATGATCATAATATTTGGTGCCATCAGTGAGAACACCATCCACATCAAGGATTATGAGTTTGATCATAATTTAAATGTTTTCTTAATTTCTTCAATTAATTCTGCATCATTTGAAGCAACACCGAGGCCAGCAGAATTTGTAAAATTAACTTTAGGAACTTCAAGTTGAGAAAAGAATAATCCAGCACCATCAGGATTTGAAATAGTATCATGAAAGATAATTGCACCATTTTCTTTCAAGAACGGTGACCAAGTATCACAATCATTTTTACAGTTTGCATAATCATGAAGTCCATCAATATGTAAAAGATCTATTTCTTTATTCCATTCTTTTGCAACTTCATCAAAATAACCTTTAATAATTTCAAGATTATTTAATTTTAATTTATCCTTAACATCTAACACAAATTGATAATCTTCATCTGATCTCAATTCATGTTTAGATTGGTCAAAACAATCGATTCCATATACAACACCTTTACTATGAAGTGCTAATAAAAAAGATGAGTACCCCCAATCAACCCCAAGTTCAACCGTAACTTGAGGATTAATTTTTTGAATCAACCAAGATATAAATTCATTATGACTTTTAGGTGGAACATTCCATGCAGATGGAATTGCACCCAAAATTTCACTCACATTATCATCATCCAGAGAAAGAACATATTCTCTCCAATTATCTCTTTTATTTTCACACCAAGAAAAATTTTCAACCATTAATTTGCTCCTTAATCCAATCATAAGTCTTACGAATACCTTCTTCAAGTGTCTGCGAATAGTCCCACCCAAGTTTCTCACGGATCAAATCGTTGTTTGAGTTACGACCACGAACACCGAGAGGTGCATCTAATTTATATACTTTCTGAACTACTTTACCAGAAACCTTTGCAGCAGTCTCTACAAGTTGATTGATAGTCACCATTTCTTCTGAACCAATATTTACTGGTCCGATGAAATCAGATTCCATCATTCTACGAGTTGCTTCAATACACTCATCAATATAAAGGAATGAACGAGTCTGAAGACCATCACCCCATACTTCTATCGCACCACCTGTTTCTGGGAGATATGCAACCTTTCTACAGATTGCTGCGGGGGATTTTTCTCTTCCACCTTCCCAGGTTCCTTCAGGTCCAAAGATATTATGATAGCGAGCAACCCGAATATCAATCCCGTAGTTACGATGATATGCGAAAAACAATCGTTCAGAAAAGAGTTTTTCCCATCCATATTCTGAATCTGGTGCTGCTGGGTATGCCGATTCTTCACTACAGTTTGGGTTATTTGGATCTAATTGGTTGTGCTCTGGATACATGCAAGCAGAACTAGAATAAAAAATCTTAGTGTTGTTTACACCACTCATTCTATTACGTTCTTTTTGCATCTCAAGCACATTCAGATTAATAGTTGCGGAATTGTGCATAATGTCTGCATCATTCTCACCACTAAAAACAAATTCTGCTCCACCCATATCAGCAGCAAACTGATAGATCTCATCAAACGATGTAATATGACTATCAGGTACTAATTGATAAAAATTTCCCAGATAACCCTTAAACTGAAGGCAAGAAGCAACAAATCTAACATCACGCAGATCTCCCCGAATGAATTCATCTGCCTCAGAGATAGAAAACTCTGGATACTTAAGATCTACACCACGAACCCAGTAACCTTCTGATCGTAGTCTTTTAACCATGTGACTTCCAATGAACCCACCAGCACCCAGAACCAGTGCTGTTTTTGTATATTCACTCATAAAATGCTTTAAATCTCTTCTTATATATTATACTAAAAAAGGAGAGTTTATGCAACTCTCCTTTGGGTCTTTTAGGCTCGCCACTTATTCTTTGACTGGAAACAAGAAACCAGGCGGGAGTATCCTCCATCCGCACCACCAATTTTTGAAGGAAATTGGAAACCTATTGAGGGGTCATTTTGGATCCACCAGTACTTTTAGAGTCTCTCCGTGACTAAAGGGGTTCATCACCGACCAGTACTTTTAGAGACTCTCCGTGTCTTCATCATCATAATCTTTCACATAACAAGGAACTCTATCAGGATCCAACCAACGGGCATATTGGTGATCTTCCATAGCAGTCAAACACTGCATCTGATTATCAAAAAGATAGATGTCATTCCATCGTTTTGTATAATAGTCTTTTTTCTGAAGACGATAATCAGGTTTGCCGTTGAGTTCAATAATACCTTTTTCTACAAACCTATATTCTTCTTTCTCAAGAATAACTTTAGACTGTATCATCATACTTCTACAGTTTCCAAATCAACAAGAACATATTCCATAAGCATTTCATAATCATCCAGAGGATCACCAGAGAACACTACACCTTCAGTTTCATAATATCGACGAACCTTTTTGTAAAGTTTCGGATTCTTTACATCGAGATAAAAATCACCGTTCGCAGCAGCACGAAGTGTTTGAAGATCTTTTTTGAATTTAGCAGTGAGAGTCATTTGACTTGTTTGTTTACCTGTTTATTATAGAGGTTTGACTTGTGAAAGTCAAGTAGGACAGTTTGGGAAGTGTCCTGATGCCCCTTGCGTGGATCGAACACGCCTATGTCGTCTTATGAGGACGCTCCTATCACCAGATGGGTAAAAGGGCAAGGTACGAGTGCCTGGATTCGAACCAGGTCAAAGGCCCTGATCTGGGGCAAAGGCGTTATAAGTGCCCTCTGACTACCAAGTCTCACTCGCATAAAATCACGAACCTTCTTCGTGATCGGTGTGAATGCGTATTATATCCTCACTCACACCAGATTCTTCAAGTATTTGCACAACTTCATTATAAGGAATCATAACTGCATTGCCATGTTCGCTTTTAATAACAAAAGATTCTCCATTCTCAACTCTATCCAAAAGAGCATCAAAATCTGCTTGAAACTCTTCGACGGTAAATGATTCTAGTTTGTTGAGTTCTTGATCCATTTTTTAATAATGTAAGTTTTTGTAAGTCCGAATGCTCAGATTTGAACTGAGATTATTCCGCTTCCCAAAAGCGGTGCCATGACCAAGTTAGGCGACATTCGGGAGAATTGGTTCATTAATATGATAGCAGCATCAACCAACTTTGTCAACCACTATTTAATCACTCATTTGCATCACCAAGATATTTTGCGAGAGGGTCTCTTTTTGTTTTTACAATTTCACATGATCTTATGTAAAACATATTATTAGTATTACCAGACTCCTCAAAAGTCTGTTTGATCTTTACCCAATTATCGTAGGTGCGTTGATCCATTTGTTTTGTGCGTTTATACTAATAATTTAGTATAAGTATAATACTAACTATGAGTATTATGTGTTGATATTATCATATTAAAAGTGTTTTAGTATCTTATGTAACGGAAAGGAGAGGATTCGAACCTCCGGATGCTTTCACATCTTTTGTTTTCAAGACAAACACCATAAACCACTCGGTCACCTTTCCAATAAAAGTTCTTAACGAACCTCAAAATCCAAACGACGAACCTTACGTTGTCGTCTTTCTTCTTGCCACATAACATCTTGTGAAGAAAGAACATTTGATTTTTGTTCTTTATGTGGAGAGTTTAACATCACCACATTAGACAAATCAAGTGCGGTGATTTTATTATTATTTACTATAGTTGCCATATTAGAACAACCACAAGAAACTGTTTTTGATGAGTGACCCTCTAATTCTCTATTACAAGATTTACATCTAATTCGTAAGTTTTCCATAATATTTTCATATTTCTTTGGGTATTTATAAACTCCAGAGGCAGGATTTGAACCTGCGACCGAGGAGTTAACAGCTCCCAGCTCTGCCACTGAGCTACTCTGGAATAAGAACCTTATGGTTCAAGCGGATACACGGATTTGAACCGAGGATAAAAGTTTGGAAAACTCTTGTGTTGCCACTACACCATACCCGCATATGAGACAATCATAAACTATTTAAGTTTGATTGTCAAGCGTCTTGGGAGGGATTCGAACCCCCGACCAATTCATTAGAAGTGAATTGCTCTATCCAGCTGAGCTACCAAGACATAAGACAATCATATCAGTTATGAGTTTGATTGTCAAGTGGGTCAAGTGAGACTCGAACTCACGACTTGCAGGTTAAAAGCCCGATACTCTACCATCTGAGTTATTGACCCATAAAGGAACCTCCCTGTTTGTGCATCGTTGAGAGGCATGGGAGGTGTGGGATTTATAAGAAGTTTGGACCTCCTCCACCCGTCAAACTACTATAAGGCATCAGGGCACTAAAGTCAAGCCTTTGCTTCCTTACGGGCGTTCTTCTCTTCGGTAATTTCTCCTCTACGGGTCTTAACCAGTTTACCGACCTCTTGTAGTGCCTTACGAGCACGAGTACCAGCAGCATTATTACCAGCAGTGAACTTTTCGTCTTCTACTTTCCACGCTTCAACAGCATTCAGTAGTTCTTGTGATACAGACATAATAATCTCCAATAAAATAAGATGTGTTTATATATAACACTTTTTACTTACAGTCATCAACCCATGGGGAACATAAACGCATTTCTCCACCGAGTGATTTACATTCTTCGGTATAACACTTAGAAGTATCTAGAGGCCTCTCTATCAACCTAGGCAAAGGTATTTTAACTTCTCCAGTGTCTCCTGTCAAGCGTTCATAATCACGAATGGCTTTATCAACATCTCTTTTTACTCTCCTATCCACCACACCAGGATCCTGGAGCAGTACGTCGTTAATGATGGTCTGTGGGAACAACCTCCTCTGTACCTCATCTAGAAGGTCCCAGAGGTGCTCCTGAGGTGCTCCTGAGCACTGAGAGAGGGTTGCTACAACAGCACTCAATACGATGCTTACAAGGATTATCTGCTTCTTATCTGGTTTCTTTTTACAAAAATTAAAATTAAACATAAAAAAAGAGGAGGTCTAAAGAACTCCTCTATATTTATTAAATTGTATATATTTTTAGACCTCAGTAAGAACTAAACGATTTGCATAGTTATAAGCATAATCAGTTCGGGCACCGTGATGTCCCCAACGCACCCACTTTCTAGCAAGTCTCATATAATCATTAATAGATTTGCCAGGGGTCTTCATTTGGTTCTCAATCATCTTCCAATCACCTTCATATAACATATATTGCAATTGAGTCTCAAGAGTAGAAGGATCGCCACCAATACGGGCAGCAAACTTACCAAGTCCATTATATCTTGGAGCATCGGTAAATTGAATCAATCCATAACCACCACTTGTACAAGCACTATAAGACACTCTAGCACCACCCTCACATACATTAGGAGTGAAGGTAGACTCTTGTCGAATATTGCCCATAATGGTTGCTATGGCATTTTTGTCAGTAATTCCACGTTTCTGTAAGAATTCTACAGTCTTCGTTTCATTAGTATTACATCCTTTACAAATTAGTCTTTTTTCTTTTGGTTTAACTGGAGCAACCTCTCTGGTCGCTGTCTTTGGTGTAGGTTCCTCTTGAATAATAGAGAATGGTGGCGGACCACTCACAGGTGGAGGAGGAAACACGTGGGGCAGTGTTGCCGTGCTGGTTGTAACCATCGCCAAAAGGGGAAAGGCTACAGTAAAAAATTGTTGCATTAATTTTAATAGAATTCGGCATCCGTATAGAAGAGGGGTATACCACCTCTCTCGAAGGGCATCTTCCACGGCTCTAAGTGTCACGTCACAGACTCATTACGACAAAACCCACCTTTTGAGTGGGTTCCTTTGCATTATATAAGATTATTTAGGTTTTGTCAATCCTGTGAGTCAAGAGAAACAATTTCTAGTTCATCATTTTCTGGTTCAATCCATTCATAAAATTCTGCAAGAACAGCACGAGCATCCTCTCTAGAAATACTTTTATCTGCTACTCTTTCCAGAGACCAGTCCCTTACGTGAGCAACAATATCTTCAGTTGTTGTATTCATAGTAATCTTTTCTGAAATATCGGGACAATACGTTGGAATTGTAGAACAAGGGATCTCCGTTGTCAAGTGATTCTGTGAGGACGTTGTTAATGAAGAGTTGTCGAGTCTCTTCATAGTTTGTTTTGCCCTTTGTTTTATGTAATGATAAGATAGTTCGACTAAAATTTTCTCTGCCCAATTTATCAATGTCTTCTTTAAGTTCCGGACAAGACCCATAATAGTTTTTCCAATCTGATTCTGATTTTACTTTTCTTTTTTTACCTCTTGGAGTTCTGAACTGCCAGAAGTATTTTCTACCTACGTATTTTCTGTGATTGATTTTATTAAAAATAAGATAAACAAATCCAAAATAATCCTCAATATTATCAGACTCGAAAGGATTCTCATCATAATACCAAGGATTAGTATAACTACAACTCATTTAAATACTCTTTGTGAAGGTATTTATGAGTAGGATTTATTTCTACTGAATATTTTTATTATTAAAGTTTAAATCCACTAAATGTATCAGTTTTAACATCCTGTTTAATGCCACCAATCAAATAGGCTTCAACTTCCACTTCCTGAGGTGCCACCTGAAGACCTTTTGAATTCAACCAATGTTGAGTCCAAGGAAGTGGATTATTGTTCGCAGGAATATCATAAACTGGTTTGAGCCCAATTGCTTTCATACGACGATTTGCAATCCACTCAACATATCTCTGAAGAAGTTTATCATTAAGACCAATCATAGACCCATCTTTAAACAAATAATCTGCCCACTTCTTTTCTTCATTTACTGCACGATCAAACATCTTATAAACCCACTCTTCTTCTTCTTTTGCGATTTGTTGCATTTCAGGATCATCACCTTCCTTCCATTTGTTTAGAATGTTTTGAGTAAGTGCTAAATGTTGTGATTCGTCTCTTGCGATAAGAGAGATGATCTTAGCTGATCCTTCCATAAGCTTAAGTTCGCCAAAGGCGAAACTGCAAGCAAAACTAACGTAGAAGCGAATACCTTCAAGAATATTAACGTTTGCGACTGCTCTGTAGAGTTTTCTTTTAACATCGTTGAGATTCTCCTTTGCGTAAGTGACTCCTTCAAGTCTGTGCTTCCATGATTCAGAAGTACCATAACTTTGTGCTGATTGAATAAAGTCATCATAAGACTCAGTAATGCTTGCTGCACGTTCTAGAATACGATCATCATGAATAATAGTATCAAAGATTTCGCAAGGATCCGAATAGATATTTTTGATAATATAAGTATACGAACGACTATGGATCATCTCCATAAATTCCCACACAGTCATACACGCTTCCAGTTCAGGAAGAGAACAATATGGTAAAAATGCCATACCAGGACCACGACCCTGAATAGAATCGAGCATAATCTGATACTTCAAATTAGAAGTAAAAATATGCTTCTGTTCTGAACGGAGAGTTTGATAGTCTCCACGATCTTTTTGAAGTGAGATTTCTTCAGGTCTCCAAAAATAACTTAATTGCTGTTGAGTTAGTTTATCAAAAACAGGATACTTATATGAGTCATATCTTTGGACACCAAGAGGGGCACCAAAAAACATTGGTTGCTTTTTAGTATTTACTTCTTCCGTATTAAAAACGGTCATTCCTTTAATTTTTTGTTCTTCGGGTGACATAAAATTGTACTGCATACTTTCTCTTTGATTACTTTAAACTCAATTCACCCTAACATATTTAAGGTTTTTAATTGTTATGAAACTTAAATAGTGCAACTTTCACACGATTCTTCATCAGAACTCATAATATCATTTAGGAGAGATTGAAGTTCGGGTTTTTGTTCTTCAACTACCTCATCAGTCTTAACATCATAAGTGTTTTGATAGTATGCTGTTTTATGCCCCAACTTAAAACAAGTAAGCATATCTTGGGCCATTACGCTAACAGGAACTTCATTATCGGCATAATTTTCTGGGTTATACGACCAGTTTCCAGAAATTGCTTGATCAAAGAACTTTTGCATAACAGCAACAACATTAATATAACCCCGATTGCTAGGCATATCCCAAAGAAGCGTATAATTGTTCTTAAGTGATTGATACTGGGGTACAATTTGCTTAAGTGGACCTTTCTTTGACTTCTTAATGGACAAGTATCCACGAGGTGGTTCAATTCCATTGGTTGCATTTGACACAACGGAACTGCTCTCCGAAGGCATCTGTGCGGACAGTGTTGAGTGCCTGAGACCGTGTTCAAGGATAGATGCTCTAAGACTTTCCCAATCATGTTGAAGACCTACAGATGAAACTTGATCGACATCCTTTTTATATGTATCAATAGGAAGAATACCATCAGCATACTTAGTACGACCAAAGTATTCACAGTGACCCTTCTCTTTCGCAATCTGATTTGATACTTTTAGAAGGTAATACTGGAAGGACTCAGAAAGACCGTGAACGGCGTCCCATGCCCCCTGTGAGTCGTAGTTGAACCCTAGTTTAGCAAGGTAGTGGGCAAGACCAATATAACCGATTCCAAGAGATCTACGACGTTTGGTAAAGTTCTCTGCTGCCTTCACAGGATAGTTTTGATAGTCAATAAGTTCTTCTAAAGAACGAATGGAAAGATTGCAAAGTTCCTCAAGTTCTTCATCAGATTTAACCTTACCAACGTTGATTGCTGATAGAATACAAGTCGCAATCTCTTGAGGACCATCATCATCAATATGTTGAATTGGTGTCGTGGGTTCTGTAATTTCTTGACAATTATGAACTAAAATATCATTTGCAAAGAAATTATGAGTTCCTTCTACAGTAATATCATAAACTGGGATTTCTTCTTCTAGGTATTCCATTATAAGAGTAGAAGTTTTTTTATTAGATGATAGTACCAATTCGTCAGTTTCGGTTAGGTCTTTTGCCATTACATATCCACGTTTTTTTGTGAATACTTTGTGCTCTGGTGTAACTACAATACTCTTACCACTTTCTTCATCAGTAATTTTCATTACTTTTGCTTTTGGTGATGTTTGAGCAAATGCAGTAATTTTATTAAAATCAACTGCCTTTGACGGAGATTCATCAATATTATAAGAAAGAACTTCCACAAGATTCAAAGAAAGACCTTCTTTAATGAGTTCTTGTAATTGTTGAATTTCAATATCAAGTGGAGGAAGTCTAGTAGTGTGACGAGTATTTCCTTTGGTTTCTATATTAGTTGTAATTCTAACTTTAATCTTAGTATCACCAGCAACACAAAGGTTTGACATTGTAATCTGGTCCTTATAAGAACTATGAGAGTTACAATGGTCAATATTCATAATATAGATGCGACCCGTTTCAGCACGTTCTTTGAGAAGAGTTAGAATAAGGTCCTGTGCTTTAATAGTTTTTTTGGGAGTATACTTATCTTCCTCATAACGTAAATACAATTGGTCAAAAGTATCAGTTCCAAAAGCATCATAAAGTCCAGGAACATCATGCGGAGAGAACAAAGTAATCTCACCATCTTGAATAAACCTTTCATAAAAGATTTTGCTGAGTTGAATTGAGTAATCAAGTTTGCGAACACGATTATCCTCAGTTCCTTTATTGTTTTTCAGAACCAGAATGTCTTCTATTTCTTGGTGCCAGATTGGAAAATGGACTGTAGCTGATCCACCACGGATTCCATTTTGGGTGCAGCATCGTACAGTTGATTCAAACTTTTTAAGGAAAGGAACAACGCCAGTGTGCTGAACTTCTCCACCTCTGATTTTAGAATTGATGCCCCTGATGCGACCTGCGTTGATACCAATTCCTGCTCTTTGAGAAACATACCTACCAATTGCCATATCACTACTGAAGATGCTGTCAAGGGTGTCGTCAACATCAACAAGAACACAAGATGCAAATTGACGAAGTGGGGTTCTAACACCTGCCATGATTGGTGTAGGAATGTTGATTTTGTGTTTGGAGATTGCGTCATAATACCTCTTGACGTATGACATTCTGATTTCTTTTGAATACTCTGCAAAGATAGTCAGAGCAATCATCATATACATGAATTGTGGTGTTTCATATACTCCACCACCACTACGATCCTGAACCAAATACTTATCAACTACTTGACGTAAACCTGCATAAGTGAACAGATAGTCTCGGTCATGATCAATATAAGAATCAGCACGTTCAATTTCTTCTTTTGAATATTTGATAAAAATATCCCTATCATATACTTCATGATTAACACACTGATAAATGTGTTGCTCAAGATTAGGAAGTTCTTTCATCTTCCCATAAAGTTGCTTACGAACAGAAAATAATAGAAGACGAGCAGCAACAAATTGATAATTGGGATGGTCTAGATCAATAAGATCACTTGCACTACGAATAAGGATTTCTTGTATTTCTTGAGTGGATATTCCACTATAGAATTGAATACCAGAGGTCATTTCAACTTGACTCGCAGAGACACCTGCAAGACCCTTACATGCCTCTTCAACCATCAAGTGCATCTTATCTAGGTCAAGAGATTCAATTAGACCATTTCTCTTGACTACTTTTGTTCCGTTGCTCATATTTTCTTCCAGGTAGTAAATTTAAGTTTTGCTTCTAAACCAGAGTAAGTGTTTGATTCTATCACAGACTGAACATCAAGTCCAGATAAAACCATATCATTAATGTCCTTTTCTTTTATTGTTGAAGGCCAGATAATAACTTTTTGTCCCATTTCGATAACACGGGAAATTCTTGATAGGATTTCTCGATTACGTGGTTCGTTATCATAAACCCAAACAGGATCACTAATACCCCACTTATCAACATCACCATCAGCTCCACAAAGAGCAATTGAGTTTGAAATAAAAGTGGAGTC